GGTTGCAATTTCATCCGAGCAAAATTTCGTCGTGGCTGCGCCACGAGTACAAAACTCTTGATGAAAGGCGCAACCACTGATTAGCGGAGTAAAACTCACCAGATGGGTGAGACATGCGACTGCAACGCACGTTTTAAAAAAGAAAATTTGCCGGACACTAAACCGGCGTTGGATCACCAATAATGTGATCCAGAGTGGGACAACACAAGAAATACAAACATGTAAAATCTGAACCAGCGGCGGCATCCGTCTGTATGGTGGAATATCCAACTTCATCATTTGCTGTGGTGTTCGCCACGATAATGGAAACAAGGACACTTTGTAGATCCGTTCCATCTTTATTAGACCCTTCCACATAGTTATTCGGATCACTCAATGTAAAATTATAGCCATTGTAATCTGGCAGAGTGAATTGAATTGTGGGGGCTACTGAAGTGGACGTTACGGCCAAACCACCAAGGCCATCACGTTGATTCCAAATGACACCAAGATTTGCCACTTTATTCGATAGCGAAGCTGACCCCAAGAAACTGGTGATCAGAGAAACTACGCGATTAGTGGCTGTGACAGCTCCTGTGTCGACACTACGAATGATACGAATATCATCGGGCCGCACAATCGGACTGTTTACAGTCAAGGTGTAATTAATACCACCACGCATACCCATGAACATACCGGCAACATATGGAATCATGTGCATCGTGTTAAATGCATAGGTACCAGCACCAGCAGTAAGGAGTTTGTTAGCAGAGGTGGGCCACGCTAACGGCTGAAAGCCAGGTGTGTAAGGAATCCGTGAGATGCCTTTTCGGTAAATGTTGTATGAGTTAATCGCACCATTCGGTAATGGAACAGTGTCCATCACTTGGGCCCTACGCAATAATTTGCGCAGAGAAAGATACGACTCTCCAAAGTTCATTCCATATCGTTCTGAAGATGGTACGGCTTTAGAACCAAAACAGTGATGTGCTGAAATATCTTCGCTCTGTAGAGCAAAGAACGAGGGTGTTGGACAGACAGCACCAGCAGCGCCTGCATTGATGTTTCCTTTGGGATTTGAAAATTCAAAATCATCTCCAGCGGAGACATATGCGAGCAAGCTAACTGTGGTGACAGATGGTGCTTCTAATGTGTTGAACACGCGGACAGCTAAGAGACCATTATGCACTTGAGTATTGGGAGCCAAAGCTGTCCCAAGTGACCAATTTTCAGCTGTGGGGTTGTCATGGACGCGCAACCATCCAAGGGCTTGATGATATGGGACTTCAATAGTCACTTCGTCAGACTCGCCCAAGTCAAGGATATAGGTATACGCCTCATTCAGTCCTGGATCAACAGAAGAAATATCTGCGATCGGATCCCATGAGATCTTAAGTCTACCTTTGTGGTATTTTGTGCACACGACCTTCAATCGAATCTTAATCGTTCCTCGCCAATGAGCAAACATGTTGCCCATGTACGAGAGAGGTGTATCATAATGACGCAATCCCTTCAAGACGGAAGAACCATCCAGAAGATTAATAACATCACGTAACACAGGACTGATTCGACAGTTGAAGATCTGGGTGCCAGCGGTGTCACTCGTCGACCACACACTACTACCAAAGAATGATTCCTTCTTCTTCAAGTGGTTAATTGAAAGTTCGTCAACGCTGGGCAACCCAAAAGGTGCTGGATCTATTGACAACTCTGTCTTTGGGTCCAGAGACAATTTCTGATAGGGCACTGAAATCTCAGCAGTTGCTAACTGTGGAGCTGACATCTGGTAGATAGGAGAAACATTCTCAATATTTGGTGGATTGGTAAAGCCAAAAATGGCTGCCACCTTAGAAAGAGCGCTCGCTCCAATTTCCGTTGCTCGCGCAAAACGTCCTATAACGGGCACTTGCGTGAGCATTGATGCTAAATTTGCCACAGCTGTTGCTGGTTTTGAAATCGGACCATTACCATACTCATCTTCGGACTGCAAGGCCAATTTGGCAGTAGCGCCCATCAAATGGACATCACTTAACCAAGCCACAACTCGCACAGTAACACTGTTAGGAGCCGTGGCCAAAGCAGTCGCAAATGGCGCAAAGGTCACAAATTTCAGTGTACCAAAATTTGCCACATCTGTGTTGCTGGTCAAATCTAACCAATTTTTGTGGTAAAAGAAGGGTAATTCCATCTCACCACCTACATTTTTTGAGGGCTCAATGTAGAAACCTGGCTGTTGCGAGTAAGGCACTCGCAGGGGATTGTCAGACGACGTATTTGTGCGCACTTTATCCGCCACTACACCCAACAAAGGGGAATAACAGACACGCATCAAACCGTACTGGAATGGTGTTGCGTTGATCACAACCTTTACATGCATTTTCGCACGCATGAAGGCAAAATTGTTAATCTTATTCTTCACAACAGAAGAGTTCAGATACAACTGCCAAGGTTGTATTGTACGGGTCACACCAACATTGTTGGCCGTGCTCCACGTAAATGTGTCGATCACCACAGGCCGGGAAAGAAAACCACCAAGATTTAAATCTGGGGTACCATCCACCTGTGCAATTTCGGGATCACCGTTCGATATGAAGTAGAGATCTCCAGGAGAAGTCTCTTCAAACGTTGCGGTCGTCTCCGTCATTTGCTGCGGTAAATCTTCACTTTGCAAAGAAAAACGAGTCTTATTACTCTGGATCCACGCGCTCGGAGGCGCAGATACAGGGACAGTACTTTTAGTGACTGTCTCAACATTCTTTTCCTGATAAATAATACTTTGACCTGACATATAAATTAAACGCATACATGAACTGCCAAATACACATAAACGCACTGGGAACTAATACCCTTTCGACGCCTGCCGGAATCGCTCACAAAGCTGTTCCCAGTTGGGCAGGGTCGACTCACTGACATAATGACAGTATGGGTCGCGCTCAAGAATTAACTTGAAAAATTTGTGATGTTCTTCAAAAACTTCTCGCCCATGAAAGAAGAACTCACTGTTTGCACTGCGGATAACATCCACCATTTGTGCATAGGCGTCAATGGTTCCCGAAGGAACCCACATTGTCAGCGATTTATAAATAGAAGCTAATTCCAAAGGACAAGCATAGGCCTCAAGGTCCTGCTCATACCTCCAGGTTCGCTTCAAAAATGAACACTGATCAATATGAATGAAAGGTACCGTCTCTGACTCCTTATCAGCCATAGTATACTCGACGCCAATTTTGGCCAGAGCTGTTTGAACTGATGTATGATGGAACCATGAGCAGGTACGAGCCACACCAAAGGCATTATCATCACCATATGTCATCAAATTAACATTAGATTTGAAGTCTACACAAGACCTCCCCTCAGGATTCGTCTGACAATACGCATAGCGCATGTACAGACTGTTCACTAAGGAATTGATGATGACTGTGAGAGTGTGACCAGATGGGTTGGTTCCAAAGAATTCAACAAGATCACCATTCACATTCACGAGAGGAAAAGCCACATCATAACCGATACACATGAGTTCACGCATTTCTGCCTCATTATACCCGGCTGCTTTATGGATCTCCACTATGACATGGAATGCTGAGAGGACAAACATCGCAATCATTCGTTTATCGAACTTGCCATAGTCTCCAGCGACAATGCGATCTTCGCCGTGGGCTGTGAGATACTGATAAATGTGTGTCCACTCAATGGATTGTGCCGCTGTACCAGGGGCCGCTTCAAAGATATACTTATTCTTCTGCACTAGTCGTACAAAAGTGAGCAATTTCTTCCTAGCAACCATACTGACATCAACGGGCGCTCCAGTAAACATGCGAACTTTCTTCTTCTGAATCTTCGCCAGCGGTAGGACTTCATCCTTTAGATGAGCAGTATACACAGGATAAGCACGTTTGCCCTCCCTGTACAACTGTTCAATCTGCCGAACTCTGTCCCAAATTTCTGGTTCAAAATCCACACCTTCTGGATACTTGTCATCTGGGGTAGAAACCAAGAATGCTTTCTTAGTTGTGCTCCAGGGATGTCCCATTGAAGAGTTCACATTGATGCGGTCGATGAATTTCACACCTGGCAAACCATTAACGGCTGCTCTATCGCTCAATTCCATGAGCTCACCACGCCACGACTCACCATGCGTATTATCTAACTCCCGAATAATATCCTTTGAGAAAGATTCAACACAGTGTCGTAAAACAGCAGCGTCAACGTTGGTGTTAGGAACGACCATTTCCTTCACGTTCAAGTGCCACGGCTCCCATCCAGACATGTCGGGTTTGCCATGATCCAGCTCAATTTTGAAGTGTTCCAACATCTCTAGTTGCAATGGAGTGGCACAAACCCGACTTCGTGGTTTGGGTCTAAAACCTGTAAAACTACCATAGATGTTAGCGACACCTTCTGGTAGATATCTGAACAGGCTCTTATAGTGTGGTACACTTAAAATGCATTCCCCTTGCAGGGACAACATGGGTTCGCCACCACCTTCCACGATTGGATAAGCTGCAACACACAGCTTTTCCAACTGTGATCTCGTTACATGTGGAAAACCTGCTGAACGATTATGTCCTAAAGTGTGCATCCCGACAATCACAGGACCTTTTGGAGTTAGTGCTACGCCCAAGGCGCCGCAATCTCCTTCCTGTGTATCCCGAGAGGTGAGACCAATATAAATATCCATTTTGCGATCTAAAGATTCAACTGGAAAATTCTCACTCAATTGCACATTATAATACTCATCGTACTGCGTTTCTCCACTCTTTGTACGAGAAACAGAGACGATGCGTGACACTGGGATCTGAAGATCATTCCAATATTTGAGGATATCCTTTCGTGGTGGTACATTCAACACTTGAAAAACCACCAGATCGGTTTCCTCTAATTCCTGAAATTCACTTCGAGAAACATGAATTGTGCAATTCGGACCCAAACCTTGTGAGCAAGCACTACTAATGATTTTAATCTTAAATTTCGTGCCATGCTTGAATGGGTGTCGGTTTACGCACAACATTTGCCCCTTCAGAAAGACACCTCCAGTACGTGTAGCAAAACCTGCGTCAAGAGAATAAATCTCCAATTTAACACAGTTAGCTGCAAATAAATCACGCACACTTGCTGGTGTACAGCCTGACAGGCTCAACGATGGTCGAGGCACATCGAACTGGGACAACTCAAGTGTCGAATTATACCACACATTTTGTGTGTTTTCCTTCGCCAATTGATCTTCTGTTGTACCCAGAATATTGCCCTGCAATTTCCAAGTGGGGCATTCATCACTCTGATCGTCCACAATATCATGCTCATCGCTCAATCCTGGCTCAGCCATTTCTTTCTCTCGGCGTTCCCTTTCAGCCATCTGAAGGACCTTATTCACACCATAGGTATTTATTTTTCCCATGGCATAATTGGCCACCTTCAGAGCAGTAAGAACATGAACTAATAAAAGTCCAGCTTTGAGAACCTTTTCAATGGTGAATTTAAACCCACTATTTCTTAACGCATTAATACGCGTAAAGTAAAAAAGTTCTCGTTCCTTGGTCAAGAAACCGGCTGCCCTAGCGTACGCCCACCGAGCCAAGCGCAATTTGTGTAAAGCACTGAACGTCTCAATGAGAATAAACCGTAGAGCACAATCGATAATAGTGCCCACGAGCCAAGAAATAGCAAAACGGAATGGCAACTGTATAAAACCAAGAGTAAAGGCAGCCATTTGTGCACTTTGCAAGCACTCACAATGAGCGCCTACCTGAAGACATAGCCGACACACCTTGATATCCTTCATGGCAACATCACACGTACTCGATTTCGCCTGCACTTCTTCATGCTTGAGCGACGCTCTTGCAAAGTGCTTCAAAAACTCGTGCACATTTGTGAATGTTTCAACGGTTTCCAACTTGGCAGAATCTCGTCCATGATAATCAGCATGTTTCAGCTGCTGGACGGTAATCTTCCAAAAATCTGGGAATTCGCCTTCCTTTATCTGTAAAAGAGTTGGATCGATGAATTTCCCATTTGCATGGAGATACTCTTTTTTAGGTTCCACCTTGATTACATACGGCAAACGCCGTCGCACAGCTAAGGGACAAGCAAAATAGTCCGTAGCATTGAGGTCGGGAGTATTAGTTGTGGCAAACACCACACGCGCCATTACTGGCGTTTTCCCTTTATCCTCTAACGCTGCTTGTGGGGGAACGTATGGAACGTTATTGATCACATTCAACATTTCTTTGAGTGTGGGGTCTGCTTCAGAACACTTAGACGACAGCAAATAAGCTATGTCATCCATCTGAATGCACCACTTACTGGAGTCAAAATTGCTCCAGTATTCATCGGTTGGATTTCTCACATACCGATAGTGATCATCGACATCCAATCCATGGACTTTGCCATAATAGTAAAACAACATTTTAGTGAATGTTGACTTTGCAACACTCGATCCACCATGGATAAGGACACCGAAGGGTGCTTTGCGCTCCTTCTGCGAAGCGCGACGTGTGATTTCCACGTTCTTCAACATTTGCAGACTTTGCAGTTTCCTGCGCATATGCTGGCTCTCAAGACCAGTATTACAGCGCGAATACTTACAGATAGCCTCACCCCTCTCAACACAATCATTCAAATCGGACACAAACGAAAAATACGTGGTGCCATGAGCTTCAAGATTAGAAGTGAAAGGGGCTAGAGCTATAAGCTTATCTGCTTGTTCTGCCCAGAGAGTACATGAAGCGTTATCTCCTAAGAGAGAACGCCACTCCCCGGTGACGCGATAGGCGTCCAATCGCTCACAAATGCTCATCGCTGTATCAATAATCAGCACAAGAGCACTACCATGTGAGCGAGACTGAGTTCGAGTCTTACTATCGAGAAGCTTGAACTCCTCAGGTTCCATAGAATGGCCCATCTTAGACAACACACCTTGAACCAAAAGGTATGTATAGATTTGTCGAATTTTACCGACAATGGGGTCATCTGAAAGTTTGCTTGTAACACTAAAAAGATCTCGTGCCTTCTTCAGCGAAGATGAAAAAGAATCATCTTGCAAATTGGCAACCTTAAACACGGTCCACACACTCGACACTACTCCCTTACCGGTGAGTAGCTTAAAAGCCAAAGCTGTGCAGAACATGTAATCTTTCTTCGTGTCGCACTTTCGCAACCAGTAGACTATTTGAAAAAAGTTTTCAAACAAATCCACAATCCAGTGTGAATCTGCTGTCAACAAATCCTGAGAAACACGCAAGGTATCCATGCACGCTTCCACAAACTCCTCACTAATGAGGTCTGCTGATTGCAATTTCCAGTGATCAAATAGAACTTGACGTTCACACTCTTGAATCAATGGATATGTGGGTAGCATCACATCGCCATATTTAGGTAATGATGATGCTCCCCCGTACATTCGTACGTTTTGTACTAAGCAACTACCTTCGGTCACATCATATGACATCAGGGTAGTGTCCAGTGGTATCGGCTTTCCATTAAAGGAGAACCATGAATCACGGTGCGGGATGTTGTACATCAAACACACATCGCGAAGCGTGTATTCAGGTTGAACCCGAACACAACGCTTAACATCTAAGCTAAGAACAAATAAATTAAACGCATTATCACTACAATAGATTTTTCTAGGGTTATTATTTTTATAATTTTTCTGGATTTTCTTTTTATGAACGTCGGCACGTTTGTGCTTGAGACTATCTAAATCTCGAACGACTTTTAAGCGATGGAAGAAATTCGTGCTTGTGCACAGTGCTTCGCGTACTGCTTGTTCTGCAGCTTCAATTGTGGCGTACGACTCGGCTTGATACTTAGTTGTCATATTGAGTCTTAGGGTGTTGTCTTTCCAACAGTCATCATACTTTCATGATGTCAGTAGTCTTTCCTACCGTCAGGACCCATTCTGGGCCCAATAGCTATATCACAGCTTAGTTGTCTAATCCAACTGTCGTATTGTGTAACACACAATGTGAGGTTATTAGTTCATTTCCTGTTAGACGGAAACCTACAACCACAGAAATCACACCCGCCAAAGTGCTCATTCAGGGTGCATACCAACCTGAGGTTTCTAGCATAGAAAGTTTCGCCATAAGTGACGTGAAACGGCATCCTGTCCTTTTAAGGGGACCAAGAAACTTACAACGTGGGGTCAAACTATCATAAATGACTGGAGGGGGCTGCCCTCACTGCATCCATAGATAAAGAGACATTATGAACCACTAATCGTCCACGGCCTGAATACACGTATCATGGGTACTAGTTCCGCCTTCTTCCTCAAGCTCCAACATGCTTAAAACATTTTACTCACACAGTAGTGGAATACAATTTTAAATACTGCACTATGCAGTAAAAGATTAGGGGGGGGGGGGGGGTAGTGGTGGTTATTTCTGCCAACGGTAATAATTTCAACCGTTCTGTTTGTCATCAACAAGTCTTCCTCGCTATCTAGCAGAGAGAGGTCTTCCTGGTACCATAAAGGCCCTCTAGTTACTCTCTACTGATCCGTTTAGTTAGTTGTGACATTAATCCGGTCAGGATTGCAAGACAGGGTCTTCCTGGTGCCATATTTCAGGCCCTATAGTTATGTCCTGATGCTGCCGGATGACAGTCAGATGGTGGCAGCCATCCTAAGTCGTAAAACGACTCTAAAAATAAATGTGTACATATGTGACTAGCATATATACACA